GCTCTGGGATCAGTTCAACTTTGAAACCGGTGTTATCAAGAATTATAAGAATCTTGCTGTGAGTGGAACTTTGGATGTTACAGTATTTGGCGATATGATGGAATCTACGCCTGTCATCATTACTTCTGCATCGGGGATGCACGTTTCTTTTAATGGGACGAGTTATTCACTTGTAAAAGGTACGAACATCATTGAGGAGATTGTACTAAGTTCTGGTGAAAACGTGCTTACCTTTACGGGTAACGGTATTATATCCATTGAGAACACGGGGGGTCGACTGTAATGTTCTATATTTATATGGATGGGAAGTTGATCTACCAGCCTCTTAATAGTGAACTTCATCTGATCACCCCGAAGCTGAAAGTTGAGATGGGTAAAGCGGGTTCTCTCGAGTTCAGTATTCCTTCAAGCAATAAATATTATAACATGATCCAACAGCTCAGAACCGGTTTTGTTGTAGAGATGGATGATGAGGAGATATTTCGTGGACGCGCGCTCTCTATTGAACGCAATTTTAATAATGTGCGCAATGTCTATGGTGAAGGCAACCTGGCCTATCTTGTAGATAGTGTACAGAAAGCCGAGAAGTATCATGGTAGTGCACATACGCTATTTCGAAATATTATCGAAGCTCATAATAATATGGTCGAACCAGCCAAGCGATTCGTTGTTGGCAGCATTACTGTTGACGATCGAGATGTAATATTAGCGGGTCAATCTGAAGACATCGAGGATGCTGAGACCGGAGCTTTTGATTACCATCAAATCGCCATTAACTCTGTGGCCGACGAGTGGCAGACGACATATGATTATTTCGATACTTGTCTTTTGACCTATATCGGTGGATATCTCCGAACAAGGTATGAGAATGGCGTTAATTATATTGACTGGTTGAAGGATTATAACTCTACGGCCACACAGGAGATCGAGATCGGAAAGAATATGCTGGATCTCACGGAAGAGGTCTCGGCAGATGATATTTTCACCGTTCTTATTCCACTTGGCGACGAGAATCTCACAATCGAGTCAGTTAATAATGGAAGCATCGAGCTTGTCAACAGTGAGGCCGTAGCCAGGTTCGGGCGGATTGTGAAAACGCATGTGTTCAGCGGCGTTAATCAACCGTCTACGCTTCTGGAAAACGGTCAGCGTTATCTTGCCAATCATGTTAATGCCCCGGTTACCATTACGGTGACTGCGGTCGATCTTCATCTGCTGAATCCTGATATTCAGCCAATTCGTCTCGGTGATAAGGTTCGGGTAGTCTCTCCAATCCACAATATGGTGGACTATCTGACATGTACTCGTATAGAGTATGATCTTTCAAATCCGGCGAATAATGTTTACACTTTTGGAGAGCCGAAGCAATCATTGACCGAGCGGTATCGTCGGGATAAGAACAAGAAAGAAGACAAATCTGGAGGCGGCGGTGGTGCCGGTGAGAAGGCCCAGGAGAAGATCGACGATGGTTTGAAGGACTTCTATGATGCTTGGATCAATGTCAAGGAAGAAGCTGCTCATATTGATCTTGGTACTTTGTATAAGCATTATGAGAATCAGAAGCTTGTATTAAAGCGAGACTGCGGTATCGATGTTGACGGTGTTTCTGGCAATATTAACATTAAAACTCTCTCCACAAAATTTAATGAAGCTGAGGAGAAGATTTCTGACAATACTGCACGTATTTCTTTGCTTCAGAAAGATACTGAGTCTAAAATTGAATTAGCTACCGCATATGCTAAACAAATTGATGATCGCGAAGAAGGCCACTATGCGTCATTAAGTATTTGGGCAAACAAGAAGGAATCCGTAATTGCGGCAAAGGCCGACAAGGTGACTGTTGAAGCTTTAGAACAGTCATTAAAAGCCACTGACAAGAAAATAACAGATGCTAACGATATCTTGACAAAGCAGGTTGGCATTGACATGAGTGGCAAGAATGGTAATGTGAATATCACAACCATGGCACAAGTTGTTGACGAGCATGAAACAAAAATCATTGACAACAAAACGAGCATTGAAAATGTATCCAGCACGCTCGGTTCTCGTATTACTGCTGTAGCAACCGCTTCCAGTGAAAACGGCAATAAGATTGCTAAAATCGAAGCCAGAGCAACTCGGTTAGAGTCTGGCATTACATTAAAGGCCGATAAAGTCACGATAGATTCTGAGCTCGTTGAGATAAAAGGACGAATCGATACTCTCGAGGCTGATTATGCTGAAATTGATACTTTAATTGTAAATAAGATTAATTCAACTTTTTCTTCGAGTGTCGGCGTTACTACAGCTATTTTAAATGTTACGCATTCGATGACCTTTAAAGGATCGCCGGTACCCAATAATAAACATAGCCATATTCTGACCGAGAATGCCGATGGAACCATCACCCTTGGTTACGCTACCGACCAACCGCAGTCTTTTAAGATTGCCTCCACTAAAGCGTACAAGGATGGGGTGGAGGCAGCCGCAAAAGCGGTCACTATTGATTCGCTCGGAAAAAGTGCACTCGCTGATACTTATAACAGCGAGAATCACTCTACAACTGTTCATTTGATGGCTCGAGCTACAAATGGAAACACAAAAACAGATACAATAGTTGTGTCTGGAACGAAGGCATACAACGATGGATACACAGATGGGTCCGAAGCCGGATCTGACACAGGTTATGATAAGGGTGTGGCCTCTGTGACCATTGATTCCCTTGCGCGTAATTCCAATAAAGAAGACACATACAATGAGTCTACTCATAATACTACGGTCCATCTTCTTGCAACGGCCAGTAATGGCAAAACAAGAGAAGGGGCCGTTATTGTTTACGGAACAAAAGCATTTAACGCCGGTAAAGCTTCCGTTGATACAGATTCATACTATAACACGGGTTATGATGCCGGTGCTAAAAGTATATCTGTTCGATCTGTAGCAAATGGTGGTCGTGTTGGAAGCGTATGGCAGGATGAAAATGGTAATCGATTTATTACCCTTAAAATCACAGCCACGGCATCAAATGGCTCATCCAAGACGCAGAACATCAACACCGGCGTAGGTGATGTTTATACTTCTGGTGTAGATGCAGGTCGTGTTGGCTATACGAAGGGAACATTTACAGCCGTCGATGTTACTGTACAAGGTAGCTCTATGACGAGATACAGAAAAGGATCTACCGTGACCGGAACAAATCTTGGACGACAGTATGCAAGTGATTTGTATTATAAACGTGGTAGCACCTACTACAAGTCAACCGCGAAATTATATTATGCTGGTACCGCCTATTCCCACACATTAGTGGGAGATGCAGAAACAGTTTACGGTGCTGGCTCATCAAAAACGTATTACACAAAATCATAAAAGGAGGGGGAAAATGCTTACTCTTGGTGATATCGCCAACGAAATTCTCAAAATTCGGGAAGCGATTGATGCTGTTGAAGTAAAAGGTCAGGATAATCGGACAAGACTGTCATACGCTTACAAGATATGCGAAAACCTGATTGAGAAGATCAACGAAACCGCACGCGAAATTCAAAATCAAGTACAGGAAGCGGGTGATGAAAGTGGCGAGCAGGATTCAGGAGCTGCTGAATAGCATTCTGAATGCCGTTTACGGCGAACAGGTGCGCGGCGCGATCCACGACGCTATTGAGGAATGCTATGTCGATGTCTCCTCTGCAAAAACACTCGCCGATGATGCAACCGTTGCTGCAAATGCGGCTGCAACAACCGCCAACACAAAAGCTACTCTTGCCGATCAAAAGGCTTCGTTGGCAAACACAGCAGCCAGCGCAGCAAACACAGCAGCCAGCGCAGCAAACACAGCAGCCAACGCAGCAAACACAGCAGCAGACCGAGTCGATGCAGCAATAGCCTCTGCCCAGACAGCAAGCACGGCCGCCAATTCTGCCGCAAGTAATGCAAATACAAAGGCATCGCTTGCCGATCAGAAGGCTTCAGCGGCTGATACTGCGGCTGCTGCTGCAAACGCAGCTAAGACTGCATGTGATACAGCGGCAGATAACGCTAATATAAAGGCAAACTTAGCCGATCAGAAAGCAGCAACCGCTCAAGCTGCGGCAACAGCGGCAAACACAGCAAAGACAAACGCCGAGGATGCAACAACTGCGGCTAATACAGCGGCCGGCTCGGCAAATTCCGCAGCAATCGCTGCAAATGGAGCTGCGGCAACGGCCAATACCGCGGCGAGTAACGCGAACGCAAAAGCAACACTTGCCGATAATGCTGCAACTGCGGCCGGTCTGGCCACAACCGAGGCATCAGATGCTGCGTCACAGGCAAGTGTTGCAGCGGCTTCAGCGAATACAGCTACACAGAATGCCGATGCTGCTACATTAACGGCGAATACTGCTGCCTATGAAGCCAATCAATCAAAGACTGCCTGTGACAATGCAGTTGCGGCGCTTCCAGCCCGTTTGACAGCTATGTTCAAAGAACTTGGTCTTTCGATCGTAGACGGAAAACTCTGTGTGGAGGTGACAAGAGACGATGAGTCGAATCAGTAATCTTCTCGAACTGATACTTTCAAGTGTGTACGGTCGGGATGTCCGTCAGGCGATTCATGACGCTATCGAGCAGTGTTATAACGATACAAGTACCGGTAAGACACTTGCTGAAAACGCAGCCGATACGGCAAATGCCGCTGCATCCAGTGCTGAGAGTCGTGTGACAACAGCAATTGGCCAGATGCAAAGTGATGCGAATACAGCAATCGGAAACTGTAACTCTGCCACGACAGCCGCAAATTCCGCCGCGACTAATGCGAATACGAAAGCAGGACTCGCCCAGACGGCTGCGAGCAATGCTGATATTTCCAGGCAAGCTTGTGATTCAGCAGTTAGTGGTTTGCCAGCAACAATCTCCGGTATGTTTGAAAATCTCGGACTGACGATCCAAGACGGAAAACTTTGCGTTAAAGTAGAGAGAACGTAGTGAAGGAGGAAAGATGTATGAATATAGTTGATAAATTCGTTCTTAATAAAACGGGTCAGGTTGATTATGTTCAGAACGGTCAGCTTTATCGAGGTGGTAACGCCCCTTCTGTTATGGTGACTGCAAAGGCTGATCTGGCACAGCTTCCGGATATTTATCCGCCTGGTACTGTCGCCTACACATGCGGTTTCAAGAACATGTGGCAGCTCGGTGCTGATGGTGAGTGGGCAGTTATTACCGAGGAGGGGAACTAATGGATAGTGAAACCTTAGGCGCTGCCCTTGCCATTGCCAGAACAATTCCAAATACGGCTGTTGGCGATGCTGTTGCAGCAGCCAATCGAGCCGAAAATGCCGCAGGTTCTGTTGAACAGTCGGCACATGCTATTCAGGAATTCACAAACACGGGCCTGACCGTAGTCGACGGCAAGCTTTGTGTCAAAGTTGAAAGGAGTTAAATGAATGAGCACAATCACAAATGATCCGATTCTGCTTAATGAGACCGGTCTCATGATGGTGGATGAACTGAAACGTCAAAATGTTTATCTCGCTATGCTTGCTGAGGGTAAGCGCAGCGAGATTTATTCTTCTATGAGCCAGATTGCGAGCATCGTTCGTAGTAACGATGTTGAGCACAACCAGCAGATGTTCCCGATCGGCGATAAGATCGTTATGCCGTGGAAGGACCTGGATGACGACGGCCACAACACCGATGAGACAGCCTACCAGGTTGACTGGAATATCGTGCATCACGGTCTGGTGGAGCGTCAGGACGGTAGTATCGTGCCCGGCATGTTCATTCAGATGGACAAGTGCAGCGCTTATGGCGTTCAGTTCAGCCATCAGCAGGCTTTTCTGAATTGTCCCGAGGGCCTTGCTGCCGGCACCTACTATATTTCTTTGGGTGCGAACTGGGGAACCCATGCTGTGGCTGGTAAGAGCTATCAGTTTACCCTCACACAGGCTGTTCCTGCCGGTGGTCGACTGAGCGGTTTCGAGGGAATGCCAGATCAGGCGCCCGCGAACTGGCGCGTCAAGAGCTGGGCCAGTCCCACTGCTGCCGATCCTATTGAGACAGTCACCCTTACCGAGGGCACGAGCGGCACCAGTCTTGGCACTATGAACTCTACGACTCTCAGCGAAACTGGTCTGAACTGCATGCAGCGCGTCGCATATGGCCACAACAGTTGGAGCACCAGTGCGATCCGTCAGTATCTCAATGCAAAGGGTCAGAACTGGTTTGCCAGCAAGGAGGACTTCGACATCCGGCCGGATCAGTATGGTAAGTACGGCTTTATGTCCGGCTTCAGCGATGAGTTCCTTGCGGCGATCAAGCCCATCAAGGTGACGACCGCTCTGAATACGGTTGAGGGCTTTGCGACAACTACCGAGGACACCTTCGACACTTTCTTTCTGCCGTCTTTGCAGCAGCTGAACATCACTCCGCAGCTCACGAATGTCGAGGGCGATACTTTCAAGTGGTGGAAGGAAGCGCTGGGTAGATCCACTTTCGTTGGAACGGGATCGAATAATGTCTTCGACGCCTTCAAGGTTCCCGCAATCAATGCCAATTCGGCGCAGTACGTTCGCTTGCGGAGCGCCCATCGTGGCTATGCGAATGATACGTGGAATCTGGGTTCGTCGGGATATGCCGGCAGCGGCGGCTACTACGCGTCCAGTGCGTATCGTTTCTCCCCGGTTTGTGTCATCTGCTGATCATCTTTTCATCCGGGCGGAACGCCCACCGGATTCAGCGCTGACTGTCCGGATGAAGAGTATTAACAATAATTCAAAATGGAGGTTTTCGTAATGGAATACCGGAAAAACAACATGGGGATTGCTGAACAGCAGTCTTTGCGTGCCGCCAGAATGGAAACTGCCGACCAGGCTTCCGAGCAGGAGAGGCAGGCGGCCAAGCTCGACTATATCGCCATGATGACCGACATCGATCTGTCGGATGTCGTACCCGATGAGGAAGAGGAGGGCCAGATCAATGAGTAAGAAGTTTGCCATCGTAAAGAAGTATTACGAGAAGGGGCTTTGGACCAAGAAAGCAGTCCATAATGCCGTTGACAAAGGGTGGATCACCGCTGATGAGTATATGCTCATTGTCGGCGAGCCATATGAGGAAGTCTGATGTCAGTTCCAGTCGGAGAAAGAGACGAGTCAAAGTTTACTTTACCGCTGCGGGCTGAGCGTCTGGCAAGCTATACCCTGCAAATAACGGCAAACGAGAAAGTGTTTCTTCCGGAGCACCGGAAGGGCTTAACTGACGACATTGTCGAGACTGCGAAGAACATTTATCTCGGAATACGTGAAGCAAATGATGTAACCGTTCGTGTCAATACAATGTATCAGATGGGAGATATTCGTGAGCGAAATCGACTTCAGAGACAAGCCTTGCGTAATACAAAGCGCTTGATGTATCTGATTGACCTCGCCCATCGAGACTTCCATCTGAGCAGTAAAAGGGTGAAATATTGGGGTTCTATGGTTCGCGAGATCCGAAAGCGGATCGAGGGCTGGATAGCCGACGACATGGAACGCTACACCCCAAAATAACCTATCGCTCATTTAACTGGCTGTAGGCTGTGCGCAGAACGTTCGCTTGCGGAGCGCCAATCGTGGCAATGCGAATAATACGTGGAATCTGAATTCATCGGGATATGCCAACAACAACAACGCGTCCAATGCGAATCGTTTCTCCCCGGATTGTGTCGCTTAGAGAATCATACTGCCGGTCTGTAGGATCGGTGAATTTTCCATTTGACACAAGGAGCCGAGTGTCCAGGCGTTCTTGAAACGCAAAACAACACGAAGGAGATGGTTCTATTGCATGAGTGATAGTGAACCTGTAAACTCCGGAGACTTTGAAATCGTTGCGGGTTTCGATGCGCTCAGCAAGTCCACCATGAAATGCATAAAAGGTGTTTTGTGGAAGGATACGCCAGCGCAGTATTTCTTGAACAATATCGATGAGAATCTTGTTCTGGAACGACAACTTCAAAATGGAAAGTACAAACAGAGGAAACCAAAGAAGTTTAAGGTTTACTATCCGAAAGAACGTGACATTGTCAGCGTCCATTTTCGTGATCGTGTTTTCCAGAGAAGCCTGAACGATAATATTCTGTATCCGAAAATCAGCCGCAGCTTTATCTACGACAATATGGCCTGCCAGAAAGGAAAAGGCCCTGACCTTGCGAGAGAAAGGCTGAAATGCTTCCTGCAACGGTATTACAGGAAGTTCGGCAGCGATGGTTATGTCTTAAAGTGTGATATTAAGGGTTATTATCCGAATATGTCACACAGAGTCGTGAAGGACTGTTTTCACAAAGTTATAGATGGCTGGAGCTATAAGCAAGCTGTCTGTATTCTGGATCAGCAGTATGACCGCGAAATTGGGTTTAACCCTGGCAGTCAGATGATTCAGATCGCCGGTATCGGAATCTTGAATGCGCTTGACCATTTCATCAAGGAAGAGCTGCATATAAAATATTATATTCGGTACATGGATGACTTTATTCTTATTCATCCGGATAAGCAGTATCTAATCGAGTGTCAAGTACGCATTGCACAGATGCTGCGTGGACTGGAGTGTCAGTTTAACATGAAGAAAACCGGCATAACTACGCTATCTGACGGGATTATGTTTCTTGGTTTTGAGTATCATTTGACCAAAACCGGCAAGGTTATCATGACTTTGAATCCCGCCAACATCAAGCATGAGCGCAAGAAGCTGAGAAAGCTGGTCCATCTTGCCAAGAAAGGCGAACGTACGCGTGAGAAAGTTGATGAGTGTTATGAAGCCTGGAAAAATCATGCAAGTAAGGGCAACAGTAAGATGCTGTTGCAAAGAATTGACAAATATTATCGTAATCTATGGAAAGAACCATTTACCCAGGAGGAATAAGCTGTGTATATAACCACAGATTTGATCATCACTGCGGCAAAGCTTCTCGGGGCTCTTGGTGCTCTTGTTGGAGCAATCATCAGCGTTTATAAGGTGCTGGAGAGCAATAAGAGACAGAGCGCAGAGATCAACTCCATGAAAGAAGAGCAGACAATCATATGCTATGCTCTTCAGGGCGCCTTGCAAGGGCTAATAGAACAGGGCTGCGACGGTCCTTGCAAGGAAGCTTTGAATTTGCTTCAGAAACATTTGAACAAGTCGGCCCATAAACTGGATTTTTAAGGAGGTAGAATTATGAATCTCGGTATCGCATCTGTGGCTGGAATCACGGTCATCTGCTATCTGTTAGGTCTTGGTATCAAGATCTCACCCATCGATAACAAGTGGATTCCTGTTATCGTCGGCGCAATCGGTGGTGTTCTCGGCATCCTCGGTTTTGTGACGAAGATGCCGGACTTTCCTGCCACCGACGTAATCACCGCTGTCGCTGTCGGTATTACTTCCGGTTTGTCTGCAACCGGCGTCGATCAGCTTGGTAAACAGCTTAGCGGGAATTGAGCTAATCTAAGTTAGAAAGGAAAATTCAAAATGAAATCTGACAAGAAGGAAATGACGGTCGAAGAACTGTTTTTCAAGAATGCCGAATCCAAAGGTAGCGCCACCAGTGCCATTCACGCTCTTAAAAGGAAGTTCGGCTGTGATGAGCTTACTGCCGATCTCATTCTGCACACCGATCTCTGTGATCTGTGCAATACCAAGGGCATCGGCCGTAAGACGGTCATGCTGATTGTCATGGTCGCCTGCGATTTGACCAAGCTCAGATAACAAAATCAGAGGGCGCGTCCGCGTAATGGACATGCCCTCTTCGTTTTTCGCCTCCGCGATATTTGCAAGGTCTATTATGGAAATCTGAATTGATTAATCGGAGGTGAAATGAATACATGTTGGGAGTCATAGGTTGTGTATTGATTGCAATGGGTGTCATGCTCATCGCCGAACACATCAAGAAGAACTGAAAAGAACTGAGCCCGATCACAAGGGCTCTTTTCTTTTGACCGCGTATTTTACACATCTTTTTATGGAGAAAACCATAAAACATAAAGGAGTGTTTATACAATGGCAAAGAGACAGGTTTATCTGTATGCATTCAACAAGCTTTGCAAAATCGAAGGCGTTCGCTTTCTTGAGGGAGAGGATATCACGATCCAGAACATTCAATGGCAGGCACAGTGGATGTTGGACTATCTCGGTTCAACATGCGAGGTGTGTGCTATCGACAATCGTCCTGGTCTGAAGAAAGACTTCCTTGAGTCATTCAAGTCCGATGATTTTACGAAGCACGTTGAGTTCGAGGATCTGTGCTGCCGCGAAGGCATGATCGTTGTGCGGAGGTGAATCCGAAAAGGACGAGATCTACAAGGTCTCTTCCTTTTTAATCTAAAATAGAAAAAGTCTTGCCGAGCTGCAAGACAGTCAGAATCCGTGTGCAATTTCGTGTGCAATTTTTCTCTGCTCATGTGCAATTCTTTGTGTTTTACTGCATAGCGTCTTGCTATCTTGAATGACCTGCAAACCCGCGTAAATACAGGAAAAATCCCCAAACCGTGATGGCTTGAGGATTTCCTGAAGTGGAGCGGATGATGGGAGTCGAACCCGCTTTAAAAGAGCTTCTTCCCCGTGTATATAACTTGCTTTTTCATTTAGCGTGTGCAATTTCGTGTGCAATCACTCAGAAATGAGTGTTGACATGTGCTGATCTATGATATTTGCGAACTGATCTTCTTTGTCGCGCATGGTGTGCTGATATACGGTTTTCAACATGTTATCTGTTTTATGCCCCATACGTTGCATTTGATATTTATCGGGAATACCAAGCGAATGTGCTTCGGATGCCGCAAAATGCCTTAAATCGTGAAACCGGAATGGTTCTACACCTGCGGTTTTGCAGGCTTTAATAAAACCTTTATAAATTGAAATGTCTGGATAATTGCAAACGAACTCGCTTATTTTGGGCTGGTTCTTAATGAGTCTTGATATTTCAGGAGGACATTTGATCCAACGATCTCCCGACACAGTTTTTGTATCTTTAACCGTTGGGCCCTGTTCCCCTCTCACGACTGCCCGTTGAATGTGAATTCGATCATTTACTATATCTGAATACTTCAGACCGCGAATTTCAGACATTCTAAGGCCAAGCCAAAAAGCAAGGACGATTGGCAATTCATACCTCGTGCCTTTTGCTGCTATCCAAATTCTCTTTATCTCATCTTCTGTTGGTATACGAATCTCATGCTTCTGTTTTTGAGGCAAAGTGGTTCTCAAGACAAATGAGGGGCGATAGACCTTCAGTGTAGCACTGAGTAGACCGTGAGCATTCCGAATGGTTTTCGGAGAAAAGCCGGCTGCGGCATCTTCCGAAACTGCAAGTTGAACATACTCTTGTTTTAAGTCTGTGATATTTACGTCCATAAGGCATTGCAAATAATTTGTTCGGTATCTTTTGTAGCCGACAATGGTGGATGGAGACAACACGCCAGTCTTACTATCAATATACTTGTCGATCGCCTTACCGACTGTCAATGAGATACGCTTTTCTAATTGTGCTCCTGCAAATGCTTCTTTTGCTTTCTGTTTGACCACCTTTAAGTCCGGATCAGTAAAGCTATAACGCTTTCCGTCCATATAGAGCTGAATGCGCCAATTACCTGATGGCAGCTTTACCGCTTTGGGAGTTTTCACCAAAAATTCCTCCAAATCTTTTAAAAAGTTTGGTGAAAGAAACTCTCCACTTCCATGCAAGTATACCACATATCATGCAGACGCGCAAGGAATTTATGATGGGTTCACTTGACACATATGGGCTTTGATGCTAAATAATACTCAGTCGCGCGACAATTGAATAAAAGGAAGACAAATAAAATGTCAAAAGTTCTTTTAACCGCCGAAGCAAAGCGGCTCGATTCCATGTCCAAACGAATGGACAGATTCGATTCAGTTGTCATCGAGTATCTGCGTTCAAGTGGTAAAACCATTCAGGAACTCAGCGCAATTCTCGGAGTTGACACATCCACTTTATGGCGTTATCGCCATCGTGTCCAGTCTTTCGAGAATGCACCTTTCGGAGTCATCACCAACGCATTAAAGGTAGCTCACTGTTCGGGCGAGTGCCTACGGTTTATTTGTGGGTGGTGATCATATGGCATACTTAAAACCTGAACTCTCGACCAAGAATAAGTATTGGCTACCGAAGCATCGATATTACGAACTCCGCCATTTCTGTCTGCAATATCCAGATTGGAAGAATCTCTACTCGCGACTGGAATTCAAAATGACCGGAAATCCTGAGGTTCAAACCCGAGGACGAACACCGGGAGACCCAACTGGACAATTGGCAGCCATGCGGGCGGACTGTGCAAGAAATATTGATCTGGTGGAACGAACAGCCAAAGCAGCAGATGAAACCCTTGCCAAGTGGATTTTAAAAGCGGTTACGGAAGATATTCCGTTTACAGCGCTTAACCTTCTTAATGAGATCCCATGTGGGAAGGATATGTTCTATGATCGATTCCGCCGGTTCTATTGGCTGCTCAGTCAGGAAAAGGGATTGTAAGAACCGTTCGCAGGTGTCCAAAAAGTGAAGTAATATTGTATCATCTCCGGAAAGGCTGTGCACACGCATGGCCTTTCTTCTACTGTCGCGAAAAATCCAAGCACTATTATGGAAACCAAATACTATACTGGAGGTTTGTTAAATGAAAAAGGTACTGAAAATCCTGTGGAAGATCATCAAAGTCTATCTGCTCGCAGACGTAGCCCTCTATACCTACATTGGTATCGGAGACTATCTCTGGCGCACCAGACAGAACAACGATGATCCGAGATTCGGAATTGTAGAATCCTTAAAAACAGCAACAAAAAAGTATAAAAGGTTTGTACAGAATTGAGCCCGACAAGGGCTCTTTTCTTTTTAATTTGGAGGGGGAATTCAAAAATGTACTTGATTTATTTTGTTATCGGTCTGATTATCAGTAACATGCTCTCTTGGTTTTTAGGGTATCGCTCAGCCAAAGAGAAAGCCCTGGAGCATGCATGCATAGGAAATCTTCGGGAGGATCGATCTGACCCGGAAGAGCCACCATATCTATTTCTCGAGTTGGAACAGGGAGGTCTTGACTCGATTCGGAAATCAGAGTACGTCACACTTCGTGTTCGTCGAGAAAACTATCTTCCGCGCGAATAACAGCGACTATTATGGGATATTCCTAATAATTTACGGAAGGAGAAAACATATGGACGAAATCAAAACTATGCTGGAGGAAGAGTACAAAGCGACCCTTCAGGCTGTAAAGGAGTCCAAAGTTGGGAGCGACGAAGCAAAATGGCAGCTGGAAAAGCTGGACGCACTTCACAAGCATCTGATGACTGAACAGCAGTCTAAGAGCGAGTCCGATGCGAAGGAAAGAGAACTTCGTATTAAGGAACAGCAGCTCAAGGATGCCAAGAAAGATCGGTTCATCAAGATTGGCGGTGATGTGTTTGCACTTGCAGTGATACCGTTTAGCGAACTCGCACTCAGGAATTACTGGATGGGTAAGAGCCTGAAGTTCGAAGAGACTGGTACCTTCACGGATCGCAGCGGTCAGTGGATTTCCGGATTCATGCGTTTATTCAAGAGTAAGTAGGAAGATCAAAAGAAGAGTTCGTGCAAAACGCATGGGCTCTTTCTTTTTGTCCGCGTGCTTTACACAGTCTATAATGGAAACCAATCATAATAATGGAGGAATACGCATATGAAAGAAAATACAACGACAATAGGTATATATACAGATACCAGTGAAGTGTATGTCAGACATGATTTTGTTGATAAAGAAAGTGAGGAATTTCTATTTGACATACCGGCCACTGGAAAGTTGATTTACCTTCTGTCCAAGAAATGCTTGACGGCTATTGCCTATAAAATTAGAAATCGGTTTAAGAACTGAGCCAGACAAGGGCTCTTTTCTTTTGTTCGGAAGAAGTATGCGTTATCACTATGAAAAGCCGTCCGTATTCAGCCACAGTTATGGAACAATTTATATTTGCCACCATCCTGTCTACGACCGCTGTACATTGTATCGCATTGGAGAAAAGGGTCTGGCCGTAATCCAACAACGGTTCTCAGAAAAGACAAAGATGACTTGGTGGTCTGAGATTGATCCGTGGCTGACCGACCCAATCTATCTGAATCCAGGCTTTAAGGCATTCTTTGATGATCGAGCAAGAATGGAAACGGACGGTCTCTTCCCTACTGTCACAGTTAGACAAATCATGTGGGCATTGAAAATGAAACCGATTCCAAAGCATATGTGGGAAACCGTATTTGATCGAAAAGATATTTAGCGCGAAATTTACAACACATTTTATGGAGAATCAATTCTTTTATTTGAAAGGAGATCATCATGAAAACCATTATGAAGATTGCGTTCGGTATTACCGGAGGTATGATTATGACTACGCTCCTGGTTCTTGGGCTGTTCTCAAGTGATACCGGCCGGCGCTGGTATCGCAACTGGATGATGAAAATGATGGAGGGATTTATGTAAGATTGATATTTCCAAATGGAAAGGGTCCTTTACAAGGGCTCTTTCTTTTTGGCCGCGATTTTTATACGCCTCTTTATGAGAGAACTAAATTAACTGGAGGCAACATATATGACAGGAATTATATTTTGGCTTGGAATGATTGTTATATTGGGAGCACATTTTATTCAGTAATCTATAAGAACTGAGGCTTAACAAAGCCTCTTTTCTTTTGTCCTCCGCGAAATTTACATGGTGTATTATGAGAAAACCAAACTGAATTAAACGGAGGAATATAAAATGAAATCTTTCTTTAATTGGCTACTGAAGTCTTTGCTGAGCCTTGTTGCTCTTGGCACTATTCTGGTGCTGTGGGCATATTGGGGATGCCATATTCTCGGAGTCTAAAAAAGAAAATAACACAATAGGAATCGTCAACAGGACGGCAATTCTCAAAGAAAGGGGTGATTTACAATCACTCTTTTCTTTTATATTCGCGAATTTTGCAAGGTCTGTTATGGATAACCATACTTAAAATCTATATTTTCAGGAGGAATACATAATGGAAGTTTTGAGTTTTTCTGGGTTTGTACTGCTGTGCATCGTGGGTGCAATCTGCGCATGGCGCGGTAGTAAAATCGTAGCAAAATTCGTGAACCGTTTGTTCGATCGCGCTGAGAAAGAGATCGATAAGATTGGTTAATTCCAAAAGATAAGGGTCGTTATGAACAACGGCTCTTGTCTTTTGAGTTGATATTTGGAAGGAGAAAAACAATCATGAAACATTTTGTAGGGGCTATGGTTGGCGGAACAATCAGTATTATCGCACTCTATGTTGTAGCCAGAGTTGCCTATCGCGCAGGACAGGAAGTTGCCAGAGAAGAATGCCGATATCAGAATCTGCGAAAAGAAAGTGATCGCATGGAGCAAGCCGCATCGGATAGTAAAATCATTCAAGTGGACGCGCCTAAAAAAGAAGACACAGCGATCATTCCACATTCGTCATCTAAGAAAAATCGAATGGATGGAATTCTTAAGGTGATTGGTATTTTTAGCAGAAAGAGCAAGGTACTTGGTCATCTTGTAGACGATCCGGAAGATCACAAGATCGAAGCTTTTGTAGAAGGCGAAGATATTCACATCAATGTTCGACGACGAAACGCGTAAAACACAACCCCTTATATGAGGATCATTACAATAGAAAGGAGTGTCAATTGTGTACATTTATGAAGTTCCGAACCCGGACGATCGATGGAGCAAGCGATTCTGTTGCTATGCGCGAAATCAGCTCAATGAGTTGAGAGAAATCTATCAGCAGAACAGAGAGATATTTAATCTGGCTATTCCGGTTGCAATCGGCTGTCTTACAACCACGATTAAAGTTGTAGGCAGGCGAATCAACCTGAAGAAAGAGGAAAATCTCAAAAAGTGTTACTGCTATGACCGTTCTCTCGGTCACTATTGGGAATTACGCCGTGAATTAACAAACAAAGAGTGGCTGCATGTCGATCAAAGAAAGAAAAATGGAGAACGACTGAGCGATATTTTGGCAGAAATGAAGGTTCTGAAATGATTCTCAGTGAGAAGACCAAATTACAAGGTCTTTTCACTTTAGTCTATGAAACGGAGGTCGTCTGATGATTAACGGACGTCATGTTGCTTGTCGCGGAGGAGTTCCGTCGATTCCGAAAACCGGTCGCTTATTTGTTGAGGAAACCGGGTGCGGAAACCAGCTGTTTTATGATGGTATATTTGGTCGGATATTTCGATCAAGTCTGCAAGAGATAAAAAACGCTTGTAAGATGATAACCGAGCAAAATCGTGAAGACGAGTGCAATTACAATGATCTTTATGCGTTATTAAAAATGTCGCAGAACAAAATGGGATCAAAGTACGGTTGGCGACGAGCGAATTATGGTGACCATAAAGGCCTCATAACCTTTAACCTAACGATAATGGATAAAGATAACAATTTGGCTCGACGTTTCGGTGAGAGGATCATTTGTATAAAACCCGATCATGATTCTATGCCATATGAAAATTACTGGTTATAAATATAATTTGCAAAAGAAGGTGGATCCATTAGACATGAAAAACAATAGGTATTTTAGCGGGTTTAGAAACTTCGTTGGTGCAAATGCGCCATCCATCCTAACTGCCGGATCTCTAATAGGGCTCGGATTGACGATATATTTCGCCGTAAAAGCCTCAAAGGATGCTGCCAAAACTCAGGAAAAAGCCGAAGAAGAACTAAAGAAGCTAAATGAACAGTTTGTTTCTGATGATATTTCAGAAAAAGAATACAAACAGGAGAAGCGACAGATCCAGATAAATGAAACTGTAAAGCTGGTTTATATTTATCGATGGTCGCTGATCTCGGGTACGGCTGCCGGTTGTTGTTCACTACTATCGAATCATTTCAACGGCCGAACAATTGCAGCAATGGGAACAATGCTTGCGCTGAATCAAGACAAGCTCAAAAAAGGATCTGAAAAGGTCAAAGAGCTCATTGGTGAGGAAAAGTTCGCTCAACTCCGAGAAAATGTCGATCGAGATATTCTTGGCGATAAGCTCCAAGACCCAGAAACCAAAATCGAAGTATCGAAAAAAACAGTCAGTGCCGGTCCTCCGAACATCGATGATACCGAATACGAACAATTTTATGATACGTATTTTGGTCAGATCTACGAAATTCCTCGCGGAACGATCGATGACGCAATTGTCGAAGCTGAAAGAATTACATTTTTGAAATGGAATGACTGGCGAGGTATTCTGGGCCTCGAACCTTGTGATATGGGCTACAGGATCGGATGGGGTCCAAAAAAACAATTCAAAGCACATACCGGTTTGATTGATATTGGTTCAGAAAAGATGAGAACCATTGTCTACGATGTAGAACCGGTTTCTCTTGGAAAATGATAAAGGAGGATCTTAATCGATGGTTGGTTGTCTTTTCATTATTCTTGTGGTACTCGGTTACATAACCTTGGATTTCGCAATTTCCGCCGGACTTATCTGGGTTATATGCTGGGCCTTCGACCTGTTTTTCAACTGGAAAGCGGTAATCGGCGTTTGGATTCTGCTCATTCTCATTTCAAGCCGATTCAACGCTAAAGTCGAAAGGGAGAAGTGATTATGGATGAGTTCTTTATCGAACATGATATAAATCAACCCTGTGTGCCTGTCAAGCCAGTCTTTTCGGATGCATCTTTTACTTGTTCCTTTGATCCAGAAAGCTTCCCTGGCGGATTAAAAATGCTTCGCGTCAAAATTCTCGGTCTCCCTGCCTGTCCTGTAAATCATAAACATTTTTCCCGCAAGACTTTTAAAAAAGCACTGATGGCTCACCGCTGGAGTCGTAATAAAGCAGAGTACATGTGTCGGTTGGTTGCCAATTCCAATGGTGTTATCAGCTATGACCGTGTTGCGGCATGGGCCTGTCCGTGGATATTTTTGTGAGGTGACGCATGACACGAAAATGTTTTGTGAAGCTTCTTATGTCCAATGGTTATAGCAAAAATGAAGCAATGTCGATGGCCATAGCTGTTCAGAAGCGAAAAACGTCTTATTCCGAAGAATATCCTCGCTTAGTATTACGCAAATCGATAATTGAATCGGTAGCTTCGTTCACTCATGCGCTTCAGGAAACATCGAGACAATTTTCAATCTTGGGGCAAAAATTAAAAATGATGTTTAGTAGTATTATCGGAGGTGAATTAACACGAATAACTCACGCATTACAAATTGGATCAAGGATAATGCATCCACAATCCTAAGTTTTGTGGCTTCTGTAGGCGTCATCGGTACAGCTATTCTCGCGGTGAAAGCAGCACCAAAGGCGCAGAATGCCAAACAGCAGGCCAAGCAGAAAAAAGGCTCTGAACTGACGATTCTTGAGACGGTTAAGGCTGAGGCTCCTATTTATATTCCGACAGCTCTTGCTGGAACAGCTACAATTGGCTGTATATTTGGGGCCAACATTCTGGATCGAAAACAGCAGGCAGCTCTCACCGCCGCATACACGGCACTTGAAGCCGCATATCAGGATTACCGACAGAAATCGGATGAACTCTGTGGTGCAGGAACATCCCACGCAATCGATCATGCTATAGAGCAAGAACAACGCGATAAGGAGAATGATGATCCGCCCTGGGATCGAGTTCAGACGTTTTATATTCAAGGCCATGATGAATTTTTTGAGCGAACCATGCAGCAGGTCATGGAGGCTGAGTATCATCTGAACAGAAATTTCATTCTGCGGGGATATGTCACGTTTAACGAGTTTCTTGAATTTCTACTCTTGCCGACCGTTGCAGACGGAAACATCGGATGGGATCAGCTTGATGGGGAAACTTTTTATGGATATCGATGGATAGATTTTAACCATCGTCACTACACAACCGATGATGGTTTGAATGTCTGCGCCATCGAAATGCCATTTACCCCTCATCCCCTCTGTGACGAGCCAACCGAATTTCATGATAAATGTGCGGAGATGATCAAAGATGGATAATTTTGAGTGCTATCAAAGCGATTGTCCTGTCTTCGATTACACGAACGGCCCATATCCTATCAATGAATTTCGTGTAAAACGTATTGCCGAGACGTATGGATGCACAAAAGCTCGCGTTCATCTTTGTGCAGGAACACTTCCTGACGGTACTATTCCTTATTTCGCGAAAAACGCAAACTCTTGTACGGAGACATAATAAACTTTTAGGAGGATCACAATGAAAACGAAAACTATGAACGAAGAAACCAAGATGAAGCTTCTCGGATTTCTTGCAACCGGATTGGGTATCGCTGGCAGTTTACTTAGCGGTGCTCTCTCGGAGAAGAAAGCAGAGGCAAGAATCAAGGACATGGTCAAGGCCGAGATTGCTGCCACTAAAAGTGGAGAAGACTCTAAAGAGAACTGAGCCCGACAAGGGCTCTTTTCTTTTTGTTTTGGAAGGGGGATCGCCATGAAGAAAAGTTGGCTTATACGCGCGTGGAATGTATCATATTCCAAGCCAAATAAGCGCAGTTATATTCGCAGAACATGGCTGTTTGCCACATTATGCGTTCTTCGCTGTAGGGCGATGTTCGATCATGTTGAAGTGATTCCGCTTTAGTGGAGGCTGAAAGTAACCGTGACACGAGATCAAGCACTTACTTACCTTCGAGAGTACAGGCGCTTCTATTGTCATACATTCAACGAATCTTCGATGCTGTGGCACATGAATAGCGATTACAAGAGTTTGTGTTATAGAAGATATTTGGTGTCAATGTTCATCCATAAAATCAACAATTCAAAAGTTGATCCTATTCGTATTGTTGATCAGTTTATTTCGGATCTTGATTATATTTTGGGTGAATCTGATGATGATCATTTTATCACGCATCGGTTTGCGGCCATATTGGAATATGAAGCGTACTGCATTCTACGTTATCTTAAGCAAAAGGAGAAAATGGAATGATAAAAATTGACTGGAAACGCACCTTTGATGATATCACATCATCATTCCGAAAACACAGCCCAGAAATTTTGACTGGCCTCGGTATAGCCGGTATGATTACCACTACAGTTTTGGCCGTCAAAGCAACCCCTTTGGCAATTAAGAAGCTCGAAGAGAAGAAAAAGACCGAGCATCATAAGAAGCTTACTATAGCACAAACAGTTCAAGCGGCCGGATCATGCTATGTGCCTGCTGTTGTGACCGGGGCGGCTTCAATTGCCTGTCTTATTGGAGCAAATACAGTAAACGGCCGCAGGAATGCAGCTCTCGCGACAGCATATAGTCTCGCCGAGAATTCTCTTCGGGATTACCAGGATTATCGGGCAAAAGTCGCTGAGACATTCGGCGAGGAAAAAGAAAAGGAAATTCACCGTGAAGTTCAGCAAGAACGAATCAAAGAAGACATTCCAATTCAACAAGATACACAGATCATTGTTTCCGGAAAGAAGTATCAACTATGTCGAAACGAAAGTTTTGGCGGATATTTCTATGCCGACGCAGCTATGATCGATGCGGCTGTCAATGAAGCAAACCGAATCATGAACTATGAGAATTATATTTCTCTTAATGGTTTTTATGAAAAACTGATCGACGCGGGAGCAATCGGCGTTGAATACCCTGATATGGGGGAAAGGCTCGGTTGGAATGTAGAAAAAGACCTGATTCGCATCGATCTTGACGCGATTGTGCTTGATCGACAAACGCCGGTTCTAACACTCACATTCCGTAATCCGCCATACTACGATTTTGATGTTTGCAGATAGAAGTCCGCGAAATTTACAAAGTGTTTTATGAAAAGGGATTACCCTTAATTATATTTTTAAAGGAGAATCATCATGGAAGAAATGGAACTGAACAATGGTATCGTAACGGAAGCCACCGAAAGCATCGCTGAGAAGCTGCCGCTTACCACGAGTCGTCCTTCGGATCATCTGATCTGCTTCGGCATGGGTGTTCTGGGCGGAGTCGTCTATAACCTCGTGCTTAAGCCGGTCGGGAAAAAAGTCTGGAACGGCCTGCGGAAGTTGGCTGCGAAGAAGCCTGCTGCCGAAGCCCCCGCCGACACCTCGGACAAACCCGAAGAATCCACCGATACCCCGGAAGAAAACAAGTAAGGGACCTATAAAAGGTAAGGCGCCGATCACAAGGCGCTTTGCCTTTTCATTTTTCTGAAAGGAGATTATTCGTGGAAGAAGAAAAATACAAACCAAATTCTCATCGTTCAAAAGAAGCACCCGATGAACATGAGCCTATTCCAGATAAAAAGATTACGAGCGTCGTAAAGGGCGGAGTAACTCAGAAAAAGAAATCTGCTTTTAAGGAGATTATCGGATTCTTTGCCCCGGAGGACGAGCTAACCTCTTTCAAGGATTATGTGATTCTTTTTGCTGACATTACGAGCCGTGTGTACGGTGCAATCGATGTGTTGCTTGGAAATGGTTCCAGAGATCAAAGCCGTCCATCTGGTGCGCGTGTTTCCTACCGATCTTACTATGACAAGCAGGACAAGCGCCGCGATCGTGACTATGAGAAGCCTCGCACCAAGCAGAACTACAACTATGACGATATCATCTTTGATAATCGCGGTGATGCCGAAATGGTCTTGCGTCGTATGGAAGAACTTCTGGAAACTTTCAACGCTGTCAGTATTGCCGACATGTTCGACCTTTGTGATATCACAGCCGGGTATACCATGCACAAGTATGGCTGGACCGACCTTGATGATGCTCGTGTAAGAAGAGTTAATGGTGGATATATCATCGATCTGCCAAAGGCAATTGCATTATGAAGTGTAGAGTCTGTCCATGGTGTGGATGTCGGCGCGCGACCATGATCGTTCTGCGTGGTGATCGTAATCAAAAAGAATATTCTATTTTATGCAGCGACTGTGGATTTTGGAGCAGCTGGAGTCGGTATCGTTGGTTTACAGTTTGGCTCTGGAACCATCGAAATCACAGTCCAATTTTGTCATTGATATTTGGAAGGAGAAATCGTCTATGAAAAAGAATCCTGGAAGAAAAGACTATCGTCAGATGCGGAAGAACAATCGTACCCGTCTGAGCGAAAAGAAAAGCGCCATCAATGAGCGCAAGCTTCTGCTATTTAGCAAGTCGAGTCCGATGCTCCTCAACAATCTGAATCCGGCACCCGCACGCCGTCGCAGCCTATTTGCATTCAAATGAGTACAAACATTGGAAAGCAGTTAGTTTGTGATCGGTGTGGAGCGACTACGTTCCTGCTTTATACCGGAACAGAAGAATTCGACGGTGGGTATACACGGGTCACCGATTTTCAAACGCCGAAAGAGCCATGGTTGCTATGCGAGGATCTCGGCGACACAGCATCGGGACACAATTATGTCGATTTGTGTCCAATGTGTCGTGAATCATATATCAAAGTTAAAAACGATTTTTTCTCGAGAAAGAGAGTTGATATTTTTGATCAAACTTGAAAACGCCCAAGTCCTCGGATGGGAGGCTGCGATCCGCGGCATGCGGAATCCGATGAATAGCTGGGAGAAGAGCGACAGCTCTTTTATTGATCTGGATCTTCAAGAGTATCATGATATTCTTGGGAACGACGGCATTGCTCCAGAATATGCCCCATCGGTTATAGTCGGCCCTAACGACCACAAGCTCATGATAAATCTTGCGAAGGCCGGCTCTGTGGACGCCAAGTATCGCCGGATGATCGTGGTGACGGTGGATATTACCGCACCACTGTACTGGTGGAAGGAGTTCGATACGTATAAAGTTGGTACGGTCGCTAATTCCTGCTCTACAATGCACAAGATCCATGCGAAGGAGTTTACGTTGGAAGATTTTAGCTGTGAGCATTTGATCTATGCTCCGGGGAGCGCTAAATCATGTATGCAGCATGTCATAGATACGCTCAACATGTATCGCCAATTCTATCTGGAATCCAAAGATAAACTTTTCTGGTGGCAGATGATCCAGCTTCTCCCCTCTTCCTATAACCAGCGCCGGACGGTCATGCTGAACTATGAAGTCCTGGCCGGCATCTATCCCAAGCGTAAGGAACACAAGCTCGACGAATGGCACGACTTCTGCGATTGGATCAAGAGTTTGCCCTATTCTGAAATAATAACTCTGGAGGGATAATATGACAAGAGCAGAAACACTGGAAAAGGCCAGAAGAGCCGTATGTGGTGAGCGCGAAGGCGAATATGGTAGCCCCGAAGATAATTTTGCCAGAATCGCCAAGCTCTGGAATGCCTATCTCGGCTCGGAGATCGTAAACGCCGTAGATGTCTCAATGATGATGTCACTGCTTAAGATCGCAAGGGTCAAGACTGGAAAAGGCTCGGATGACAGCTTCATTGACCTCGCTGGCTATGCCGCTTGTGGCGCAGAAATCCAGAGCAAAGAGCGAGATGCCTCTTTGAAGCTCGCTGAGGTAAACACTATCACAGCGAAAAGTGCATTCCAAACCGGATCCACATATACGACCGGTTAATATTTTAATTTTGAAAAAGGAGGAGTAATTCCAATGAAATTCGATGTTCCAGCAATTTTCAACAAATGTGCGTTCGAGATCAAAAAGCACAGCCCGGAAATTCTGATCGTAACCGGCATTGTCGGTGTGGTGACCAGCACGGTCATGGCCTGTAAGGCTACGCGAAAACTCGATCCGGTGCTCGAGAAGCATCGCAAGAATCTAAACGAGGTCCATAAGAAATATGCCGATGAAAACGGGGTTGTGTGCGCACATTCTCAGACCTTCGAGGCAAAAAAGGACACGATCATTGTCTACGCTAAGACAAGTGTAGAGATCGTTAAACTCTATGGTCCTTCTGCGGCCGTCGGTGTACTGTCCCTGACAGGGATGGTAGCCAGCAATAACATCCTTCGTAAGCGTAACATGGCGCTCGCGGCGGCCTATGCGGCTCTGGATCAGGGATTCAGAGAGTATCGTGGCCGGGTGGCAACCAAGTATGGCGACGAGGCTGAACGCGAGCTGCGATATGACCTTCACCAGGAGAAGATCACAGTGGAAGAGACGGATGAGGACGGCAAGAAAAAGAAAGTCAAACAGTCTGTCGCCGTCGCCGGAAATGGGATGCCCAGTATCTATGCCCGCTATTTCGCATATGGCGACGCCAAAGGCGCAGAGCCGAACGAGGACTACAATCGTTTCTTCCTCAAAGCACAGCAGTCCCTCGCCAACAACATGCTGCGCGTGAAGCAGCATCTCTTCCTGAATGAGGTGTATGACATGCTCGGCTTTGAGCCTTCGATCGCCGGTCAGTCTGTCGGCTGGGTCTACGATAAGGAGCGTGACGATCATGGCGACAACTTCGTAGACTTCGGCATCCAGGAGGTCTGGCGCAGGCGTTCGGACGATCCCAATGATTTGGAAAAGGTTTTCCTCCTGGATTTCAACGTCGACGGCAACATCATGGCGCACGCCTTTGACAACGGCCTCATTACAGAATAATTGATATTTTTGCAGTTGCAGAAAGGAGGCGTTTTCCGTGGATACCATGCGTAAGGCTGTAAGCTACGTGTTTGCTACTATGGCCGGTCTCTGTTTTGTCGGCGGAGTCGTGGTCCTCGCAGGGAGGTGAAACCATGGATTTTTTGAACGCTTTTCTGTATTCAATTGACAATGCTTTGGATACGAAAAGAAAACGCCATATTGCAGGGGGTGTGCTTCTGAGCGCATCCCTTCTTTTTGGCGGTCTTGCTGTGACAGTGTTCACCATTAAAAATGAAGATTATTGAAAGGATTGATTTTTATGTCTGGCAAAGGTGTTCGCGATTTCGTAGAGAGCTATGCGCGATTCTCTTTTACCGATCCGTTCGGAATCGGCCGCCTGCGGGAACTGGCGTACAGCTTTAAAATGCGCGAGCGGGATTTGGAAAGCGAGCTTTCTTATCTACGCGATGTAAATAACGAGCAGTCGAAAGCTGTGACTCTTATGGTTCAGAAGCTTTCTGCTGTTGAAAAAATAAACGAAAACCTTTCCAGTTATATTTCCAAGAGTGATGAGGCAAAAAGAAGCCTGAATGAAAAGAAACTTCTGGCCGAGGCTGAAAAGCTGCGTATGACAGATGAGTTTGAGTCGATGCGAGAAGAGTTGGATCGTCTAAAAGACATCGAAAAGCATTACACCCAACTCTCATCTCAATACGCAGCTCTTGTTCAAGCACTTCGAGAAGCCCGACCAGACATCCCCATCGATATTTTGGAGGATCAAATGGCATGAATACAAAAGTGTTGGCTTTTTTGTCATTCTCTGCTGGCGGACTTATTGGATACCTTGCCGCAAAAAAGCTGTTAGAGGATAAGTATGCTCAGATCGCGCAAGAAGAAATTGATTCCGTCAAGGAAGCTTTTTGCAATATCGAGCCAAGAGAGCAGAAAGATGTATCTGGCGAAACGATAGTCGGTGAGGAGCTGGTGGAAAAGGCCATTGGCGCGTTCAAGAAATACAGCGGATATGACGAGAACGCCGAAACCGTTCGGATCGTAAGTCCTCAGGAATTTGACGAGGAGCGTGGTCATGATACGTTTTCGTTAACGTATTATGCTGACGATGTCTTGGTAGACAGCAGCGGACATATTCTCAGCGACGATGAGATTATTGACATGCTCGGAAGTCTGGAATGCCTTGAACATTTTGGAGAATACGAGAAGAATTCTGTTCTTGTTGTCAATGACCGACTGAAAGCTGACTACGAAATTCTTCGTGATGGCAAAATGTATGCAGATATTCTAAAGGCGGCGCTGTAATACGCCAAAAGAAAGGTGTGGCAATGTGAATGTTAGATTGAGAGGGGTGAAAAAAGATCCGATATCAGAGCGATATTTTCGATGGATGACTGATCTCGTATGCGATTGCGAGTATGCGAAAGGTTTATCCTGGGATGCTCTGTTTCGCGAGCTTCACCAGACTACTTTTACTTATATTCTCCCGATGGATGAAAACCGGGCCATGGACGGAATTGATTTACGATATCGTTTTGGCTATGAAGAAGACTATAGTCGTGATGAACTTCTTGACCTGGATGATCGGGAATGCAGCGTGTTGGAAATGATGGTGGCGCTCGCGCTTCGCTGTGAGGAACATATAATGGATGATCCTGAGAGTGGAAATCGTACCGGACGATGGTTTTTCGAGATGATAGATAATCTCGGATTATCGGATATGGACGACGAACATTTTCATCGTGATCGTGTTCGCTTTGTTATTCAGCGATTTCTTGACCGTAAATATGAACCGAACGGTAAAGGTGGGTTATTCTCTCTTGAATCAGGCAACCATCGAGACATGCGCCATATTGATATTTGGTACCAGATGATGTGGTATCTCAACTCAATTTTATATGAGAGGAGGTTATAATTATGGACGAAAAGACTGTGAACATATTCGTTATTGACAGAGAAAAAGTATTTAACGAACTTCGAGCCGGTCTGAAACAGCATGAGGATCGTCTTGCTAAACATTCGGGCCACATTCTGGTTCTGAGTCTATTAATGGCAGCCCTTATGATAGGCTGGCAGCAGCAGACAAACAAGTTGAGCATGCTTGAAAAGCGTGTTCAGACGATCGAGAGCAAAAACAACGAAAGCGTGGAATGAGGCATGATCGACTTTCTGAGGGTTTCTGAGCGTCCCGGTAAACGAGGGATCACAGAAATCTATCCGAGCTTCATGATCTGCAATCCCAGCGAATACCTCATGATACGCGGCAGTGATTTTTATGCGATCTGGATTGAGGATACAGGTCTTTGGTCAACGAATGAGCAAGACGCTTTACGTTTGATTGATCAGGAACTGGATGCCTATGCTAAGGAGAATGCTCAACGTTTCGAGGGTGGATATCGCGTGCTGCATATTGTTGATGCTAAGAATGGTATGATCGATGCTTGGCATAAATATGTTAAGAAACAGATGCGCGATTCTTTTCATATGCTCGACGAGAAATTGATATTCTCCAATACGAAAACGACACGAAAAGATTATGCTTCCAAGCGGCTCCCTTATCCTTTGGAGCAGGGCGAAACAAAAGCTTGGGATCGACTAATGAGTGTTTTATATTCAGAGGACGAACGAAGGAAGATCGAATGGGCCATAGGTTCCATCGTCTCCGGCGACAGTCGAAAACTGCAAAAGTTCATGGTGTTTTACGGGGCTGCGGGCACTGGTAAGTCCACCGTCCTTAATATTATCCAGCAGTTGTTTGAGGGCTATACAAGCGTGTTCGACGCAAAGGCTCTCGGTTCGGCCAGCAATAGCTTTGCCCTCGAAGCATTCAAAAGTAATCCTCTTGTCGCTATTCAGCATGACGGTGATCTAAGTCGCATCGAAGATAACACCCGGCTCAATTCTCTGGTCAGCCACGAGATGATGACTGTCAACGAAAAGTTCAAGTCGACTTATGCTAACCGTTTTAAATGCTTTCTCTTCATGGGCACAAATCGACCGGTCAAAATTACAGATGCTAAGAGCGGTTTGATTCGACGACTGATTGATGTATCACCAACTGGAGAGAAGCTGAAGCCGAGTGAGTATAAGCAACTTATGAAGCAGATCAGCTTTGAGCTGGGTGCAATTGCCTATCATTGTATGCAGGAGTATATGGATCATCCATCAGTGTATGACGATTATATTCCTTTAAGCATGCTGGGAGCAAGCAATGATTTTTATAACTTTGTGATGGACTCTTGGTCTATTTTTCGCAAAGACAACGAAACCACTCTAAAAGCGGCTTGGGCAATGTATAAAACATATTGCGAAGATGCCAAGGTCGCCTACCCCTATTCTCAGCGAGCCTTTAAGGAAGAACTGAAAAACTACTTCAAGGAGTATGAGGAGCGCCATCTGCTTTCAGACGGAACCCGTGTCCGGAGTTATTATTCCGGCTTCAGGGCGGAAAAGTTTGAATATGAGGCTCCTGAGAACAAATCCAATGTTACACAGCCCGCAACCAATCTGATTCAATTCAAAGCCCAACCCTCTCTGCTGGATTCCATGCTGGCCAATTGCCCGGCGCAATATGCCGTGAAGGATCCGGCGTCCAGTTCAGAACGTCCCTCCTTCAAATGGACGAACGTGACGACCCGACTGCGCGATCTGGCTACTGACCGCATCCATTATGTCAAAGTCCCAGAAAACCATATTGTGATCGACTTTGATATTACGGACGGTAACGGTATCAAGTGCTTTGAGAGGAATCTTGAGGAAGCGAGCAAGTGGCCTCCAACATATGCTGAGGTCAGTAAAAGCGGAAAAGCCATCCATCTGCATTATATTTATGCCGGCGACGTGTCTATGCTCAGCAGTGTCTATGCCCCGCAGATCGAGGTCAAGGTATTCACCGGCAACTCCAGTCTCCGCCGAAAGTTAACCCTTTGCAATGATATTCCTGTGGCGATCCTGACTCAGGGATTGCCTCTGAAAGAGGTGAAATCTACGTTAAATGCCGATACCGTGCAGAGCGAAAAAGGTCTGCGCAATCTCATCGCGCGAAATCTCGCCAAAGAGATCCATCCCGGCACAAAGCCAAGCATCGACTTTATTCAGAAGATTCTGGACGACGCCTATAACAGCGAGCTGAGCTATGACGTGAGTGATATGCGAAACGCCATCATCGGCTTCGCTGCCAAGAGCACGCACCAAAAGGACTATTGCCTCAAGTTGGTCCCCAAGATGCACTTCAAGTCCAAGGATCGGGAGGGAGTCGATGCGGCAAGTCTGGCTGAAACCAGTCCGGCACGTGCCGAACCCGGCCGCAAACGCATCCGGATCTTCTATGACGTGGAGGTCTTCCCTAATCTGTTTCTTGTGAACTGGAAGGCAGAGGGTGAAGGAAAACCCGTTGTCCGGATGATCAACCCGAAGCCGGCGGAGATCGAAGAATTCATTCTCAATCCCGAGTATGAAATCATCGGTTTCAACTGCCGGAGGTATGATAACCACATTATGTATGCCCGCCTGATGGGCTACAGCAACCTCCAGCTCTACGATCTTTCTCAGCGCATCATCAACAGCTCCAAGACCGGCGACAAAACCTGCTTCTTCAGCGAAGCTTTCAACCTCAGCTATACGGATGTCTATGACTTCGCATCGGCCGGAAACAAAAAGAGTCTGAAAAAGTTTGAGATCGAGCTCGGCATTCACCATCAGGAACTCGGTCTGCCTTGGGATAAGCCCGTGCCGGAAGAACTTTGGACAAAGGTTGCGGAATACTGCGACAATGATGTTCTGGCAACCGAAGCCGTGTTCAATCATCTGTCCGCGGACTGGACCGCCCGTCAGATTCTGGCTGATATTGCCGGCATGACGGTGAATGACACCACCAACAGTCTAACCACCCGAATCATTTTTGACCGCGTGAGAAAGCCGCAGGTGGAGTTCAATTATCGCAATCTGGCGGAGCCTGTCAAAGAGCTCGCGGATGATATTCTGGATTTCCTGAAAAACGCGACTCCGGAAATGATGGAGGTGCGGCACGGCGAGGAAGAAAGTCTGCTGCCCTACTTCCCTGGTTATAAGTTTGAGAAAGGGGTGTCCACCTATCGCGGCGAAGAAGTCGGGGAAGGCGGATACGTCTATGCCGAACCAGGCATGTACGGCAACGTCGCCCTACTGGATATCGCCTCTATGCACCCCCACAGTGTGATCGCCGAAGTTCTGTTTGGCCCGCGTTTCACGGCGCGCTTTAAGGAAATCGTGGACGGACGTGTCAGCATCAAGCATGAAGCCTGGGATGAGGTCAACCATATTCTGGACGGCAAGCTCACGCCTTATATCCAAAAGGTCATCGACGGGGAGCTTACATCCAAAGATCTGGCGAACGCTCTCAAGACGGCAATCAATTCGGTCTATGGTCTGACCTCGGCTGCCTTTGAGAATGCCTTCCGAGATCCCCGCAATAAGGACAACATTGTGGCTAAGCGCGGCGCCCTGTTCATGATCAACCTGAAGAATGAGGTGCAGGCCAGAGGCTATACCGTCGCCCACATCAAGACCGACTCCATCAAGATCCCCGACGCGAATCCGGACATCATCCAGTTCGTCATGGACTACGGTAAAAAGTATGGCTACACCTTCGAGCATGAGGCAACCTATGACAAGATGTGCCTTGTGAACGATGCTGTATACATCGCCCGTTACAAAGGCGGAAAGCATGACGGAGAGTGGACGGCTACGGGCAAGCAGTTCGCGGTACCCTATGTCTTCAAGCGTCTGTTCAGTCGGGAGCCCATTGTCTTCCAGGATCTGTGCGAGACAATGTCGGTCTCCGGCGCTCTGTATCTGGATATGAACGAGGCGCTGCCGGATGTAAGCGCTGAGGAGAAGGCTCTTGCAAAACTTCTCAAGGACAACAAGCTCAGTCAGGATGACCTGCTGGACTTCAAAGAAACCGGTAATCTGCCAGAAAAATGTGACAGCGCCACCCTTGCTATGAATCTACGAGCTCTGGTGGATCGCATTGCCGAAGGCCACAACTACCATTTTATTGGGCGTGTAGGACAGTTTACACCAATCAAGGAAGGCTGTGGCGGCGGCGTACTATTACGTGAATCTGGTGGCAAGTATACGGCGGCGACAGGCAGTAAAGGTTATCGCTGGCTTGAGTCCGAGATGGTACGAATGCTTGAGAAAGAGGAAGATATCGATCTCAGCTTCTATAATCGTCTGGTGGATGATGCCATCGAAACTATATCTCAATATGGAGACTTTGAATGGTTTGTCTCGGAGGATCGTTATGACATTCCACCCGAAGATAGACCCATTGGAGAGGCGGTGTAAATGAACAAATTCATCTTTTAGCACTCGCATCATCAACAAGCAGTAACAGAAAATCAAAAGTATTATTGAAAAGTAAAGGAGTTTAATTACAATGGCTGGTAACAACATCATCACTATCGACAACACTCGTTTCATCTATGAGACCAACTTCGGTGGCAATCCCGAGGGAGATCGTTTCGGCGACCGGCGCCGCAAGTGCAACATCGTCATCCCCGACGAGGAGCAGGCCAAGGATCTGATGAAGGCTGGCTTCCGCGTGCGCTCAACGAAACCCAAGCAGGATGATGACCCCACCACTTTCGTCCCGGAATACTTCATCATGGCCATTCTCAAGTACCGTGACAAGTCCGACAACAAGGTCAAGTATCCGCCGAAAGTGTATCTGGTTGTCGATGACGATGATCCGGTACTCATGGACGAGGACACCGTCGGTGAGCTCGATAAGATCCGCGTGAAGAATGTCAATGTCGTACTCAACCCGTATCAGTACGGCAGCAGTCCCGAGGAGCAGAACCTGTATATCCGCACCATGTATGTGGAGCAGGATATCGACGACGATCCCTACGCCGCCCATTACCGCAACCGCAAAAAGTAAATCTTGCACGGGGCATTGATATTTTGTCAGTGCCCCTTTTCTTTATGGAGGTTTTATGGCAAACATCAATCTTTATGAGCATGAGCTGGACGCCATAGACCGTATGAAAAACGGCTGTGTGCTCTGCGGCGGCACCGGCAGCGGAAAGAGCTTGACGGCCATCGGTTACTACTATCTGCAAAATGGCGGAGAGATCGCAAGTCTCATGGGCGAAGAATATATCCCCATGGACGACCCGCCTTTGGATCTTTACATCATCACCATGGCACAAAAACGTGATCGCTTTGAATGGGAAAAGGAACTTTCGCCCTTTCTGCTCTCTACCGACCCCGAAGTCAGTCTGTATAAAAACAAGGTCGTTGTTGACAGCTGGAACAACATTCAAAAATATGCCGATGTTGAGAACGCCTTCTTTATATTTGACGAACAGCGTGTTGTTGGTAATGGCGTCTGGGTCAAAACTTTCCTGAAAATCGTCAAGCGTAATCGCTGGATCCTGCTCTCTGCCACCCCAGGGGACACCTGGGTCGAGTATATCCCCCTCTTTATCGCCAACGGCTTTTATAAAAACCGTCGCCAGTTTGAGCGGGAGCACATCATCTATTCGCCCTATGTGAAGTGGAAGCAGATCAACCGATATTGGAATGTGGAAAAGCTGGAATTTCTGCGGGATTCGATCCTGATCGATATGGATTTCGAGCGCCCAACCGTGCAGCACCATGAGGATATTTACGCGGATTACGACACCGCACTATACAAAGACATGACCAAACGCCGTTGGAACATCTGGACGAACAAGCCGATGAAAAACGCCGCGGAACTCTTTTACTGCTGGCGAAAACTCGTTAACAGTGACGAGAGCCGGCAGCGCATTCTTTTGGAGATCGCGGAGGAACATCCTCGTATTATCGTGTTTTATAACTTCGATTACGAGCTGGAGATCCTGCGTTCGCTCGGCTGGATGGAAGGCACTGCCGTTGCTGAGCTCAATGGGCACAAGCACGAGCGGATCCCGAAAACACAGCGCTGGGTCTATCTGGTGAATTACTCTGCCGGAGCTGAGGCCTGGAACTGCATTGAGACGGATACACTTGTCTTTTATTCCCAGAACTACAGTTATAAAGTCACTACGCAGGCGGCCGGACGCATCGATCGTCTGAACAGTCCCTATCGAGATCTGTATTACTATCATCTCAAAAGCCGAAGCTGGATTGATATTCAAATCAGTAAGGCCTATGAGGAAAAACGGGACTTCAACGAAAACCGTCATGCTAAGCACTATAAGTTTTGAAAGGAGCTTCCAGTATGAGTTACAGCGTTCTTACAGAATGCGATTGCTGTCTGCATGATAGGATCTGCAACATGAAAAACCGCTTTCTCGATGTGCAGCAGCACGTCCGTTCCCAATTAATCTGCTCAGAGCCTGAAGTTCAAGTTTCGATCGGATGTCAGCAGTTCTTTTCTAAAAATCAGCCCGTATTCCGAGACAATATCACATTAGAAACCTATCCATTAGTTGAACACCCCGTAGAATACTGTCGAAAGGAGATTGAGAATCTTGTCGAACACTATTGATATTCAGCCGGTTCCCGGTTCTGAGTTTCTGGAAAAACACAGCTTCCCGAAATTTCATCAGCAGGACGAGCGGATTCCCAAGGTAAGGATCCTTCCGAATGACACACTGCTGGTCGGAATTGATTTCACCAATGGACAGGACTTCGATGCTCTGATCGTTGGGAAAAAGGAGGGCGATTATCTCCATGTCGTCAACGCCTTTCAGGAAAAGCAGGCACGGACGATCTTTGATCTTCTCACACTCAAGGAGGAAGATCTGAAGCCCTGGGGCGAAGAGGCAATGAATCTTGTCTGCCCCTATTGTCAGTCAACCTTTGATGATGACCTCGCCTGGATGCATGGGGAGTATCGACTTCCAAGATATTGCCCGGACTGTGGTCATCGTATAAAACAAAATACGGAGGAAACTAAAAACCAACACGAATAATTCTTTTGCTCTCGGCCAACTTACCGCAACACGCGGTATCTACGATCAGATGCAGGCCGACCCCGCGTTTGAGACATATATCTATACCTGTCTCAGCCGTTATATCCTTTGTGATTGGGGTGATACATGCGAAGATGACAAGAAGCTTAACGACAATGCTGTGAAATACGGCGAGCGAATCCTGGCCGAGTATCAAAACAATGAACACACTAATTGGCGCATCTGGATCATTACCGAGTGGGATCGCAGCGCCACTACTATTCTCTTCCCGGAAGAGTATTGAAATTATTGTAAAGGAGAAAATGAAATGAATTCTACCAATATTAAAGAGGAAATCATTCTCGACAATCCCAATGGCATCCATGGTTATAAAGCTTTCAATCCTGATTGGTCCTGCACTCCGGGTGCTTTCTGGAACAAGAAGAGAAAGCAGTACACCTGCCCCGGCTTCTTTGAGACCTCAACCAATCCCAGTGTCTGCAACCACGGTATGCATTTCTGTGAGCGGCTGGAGGATATTTTCAATTACTACAACACCAAGCCTGAAAAGCCGAAAGTTGCTGAGGTCATCGCCTGGGGTATCGTTGCCCGGCGTGGCGATAAGTGCAGCACAAACAAGCTGGAAATCGTTCGAGAGATTCCTTGGGAAGAGGTCGTGGAACGTACGAACTCGGGAGCCGATTGTACTGGTGTCTGCAACACCGGCAACTGGAACACCGGCGACTGCAACACCGGCAACTGGAACACCGGCGACTGCAACACCGGCAACTGGAACACCGGCAACTGGAACACCGGCAACTGGAACACCGGCAACTGGAACACCGGCAACTGGAACACCGGCAACCGGAACACCGGCAACCGGAACACCGGCGACTGGAACACCGGCAACCGGAACACC